CCGGTGCGCCGGTGCGGGTGCTGGTAATCGTGCCAGATCCTGACAGTGTGATCGTCGGGCCGAATGTCAGAGTGGTCGTACCTTGCACCAGTGGATTGGCGATATCCAAGCCAAGGCGACGCCAGATGTCTGTCAGCATGTCGACCTCTGCCTGCGTCAATACGACATCGGCAGCAATGTACGCGGACAGCGTAGCGAAAGCGGCTTGCTCTGCTCTGACGGCGGCAGACAACCCGGAGGAAATCGCGTTGGTTGTGGCAACGACTGCGGCAAGTGAAGCACTCGTCGTTGCAGAAGCCTGAACAGCTCCACTGATATTCGCAGAAAGCGAAAACGCTTCGCGGATTGCCGCGCTTGCGCCTGTTGAGGCTGTGGCCTCGATCTGAATAGCAGAATCAAGCGTCGCGGTTGCTGTCCTCGCTGCGGCGACTGCTGCGGACAGGCTTGATGTGGCTGTTCTGGCGTCACTGATGGCTGCGCTCAGAACTGCGCTTTCCGACCGCGCGCTAGATGCGACGATATAAGCTGCGAGGCCAGAGGTTGCTGATTGTGCTGTCTGTATCGCGCCGGACAGCGTTGCGCTTGCGGTTGCAGCGCTTTGAATGGCCGCGTTCAGGGAAGCGCTTGCTGTTCTGTCGGAGCGAATCGCTGCGGATACCGAAGCGGTTGCGGAATGGTCAGCGCGAATGGCCGCGCTTGCGCTTACTGTTGCGGTATTCGCAACACTGATAACAGCCGATGCCGAAGCAGTCATTGACTGCCCGGAGCGGATAGCCGCACTAAGGCTTGCGGTTGCCGTCCTGCCAACGGCAGCGCCTGACCAGAACAGCGGGATAGTTTCCGGGGCGAATACCTGCCACGGATTTCTCGTGAGCGATTTATGCTCGGCAGCGGACAGCATGCGGTCAAAAACGAGAACAAGATAAACGGTCCCGTCTATATTTCTGGCGTTATCTGTCCCGCGATTGCCTATATAAAATGCGCCGGTCGAATTGGCCGTGCCTGTTGGAACACTATCCAAAGAGGCAAATGCGTAGCGAGTTCCAGCAATATAAAGTTCTGGCTGGTTGCTTGGGCTAGAAGCATCAAAAGATACTGAATACGATGTGATTTTGCCAAACTGGTTTGATACGCTATTGGGATCAACCGTTAGGGCTGTACGCGGTCCGCCGGAGAACTGTCGCCAATATATCAATCCGCCATTGCCCGCATTGCTTATGTAGAAAAGCTCTTGGCTTGTCGTTGTTCCATCAAAAAACCGCCCGAGGTTTCCGCCTCCAAACCCGTTAAGCTTTGCTAATACAAAATAGGTTCTCGGCCCTTGCGTGCCGACAATATCTGTCAGGACTTTATCTGTGGTTCCCGCGCCGTCAGTTGAGCCGAATCCGCGACCAGTGCCGATATAGCTTTGCTGTAATTTTGTGCCAGTCGCTGTGTATAGCTTGCCTTTTACGACTTCGGCACACGCGTCCAACCTGATAACGCCCGATAGACCTTTGGTAATCGGGTTTGCAAAATCAATCTTGACTGAGGTCGATGGCTGGCTGGTGCGAACCCTGCGTGTTAACTGAACCGGCATTTAAGTCGGCATGTAGCTAAACGGCGTTATTTTTACGGTCATGGGATTGCTTGAATAGCTTGCTTGCTGGCCGCAGTTATTGGTTACAAAAAAACGCGCCTTCTGGACGCCTTCGAGACTGATGACAATCGGCTTTATCATTGCAACGTCCTGATTGTCGACCATCCATGCGCCGACCCATTTTGCGATATAAATGATGTCCGATGCGCCAGGCTCCGGAGTCTCGTCGCTGGTTCCGTCAATATCATCCTGCACCATGTACAAGTCAAACGTGCCGCCCGCCGTGGGCGCTGCGGCGAATGTGTCAGGTATTCCGAGGACTGCACGCGCCCACGGATACAATGTGGTCGAGTTGTCCAACTGCGTGTTGGTCAGCCCGGTCAGCCCGGTGTATGTGTTTGCGCCGCTCGCCAGCGCGGCGGCGAGAGATATCACCGTCGTCGAGCTACCGAAGACCATTTTAAGTTCGTTGGCCATTTCAGAACCTGTTCAGCGCGTTCGAAATATCGCCGATCCCGATATTGCCGGGAAAGTTAAGCCTCCACGCTGCGATGGTGTTTTCCGTTGCAGTCGTGCCACCCAGATACTTCTCGCCATTCGTTGCGGGGCGCGTGCATTTGGTAAGGATAGCTTTGCTGTCCGTCGTTCCCCATGTGTCAGTCACTGCTTTGCGAAATTTCTGCCTGCCGAAATTGATCGGGGCGAAGTCAAGCATAAGACGCCACGCCTCGCGCTTGCCAGCAACAAGCCCGTCGAACTTGGTCACGTCTGTGACCTCGAACATATCAACGCCGGTCATTGCAGGATTCCAAGCGTCCTGTGCGGAGTCGGAGTTGATCCATTGCTCCATTGCCACATCGTTGCGGATAGCGAGAGCGTCAACGCACGCCTGGTTGGTTTCAGCGCGAATCGCTGCGGCGAGGGTTTGGAGTTGTGCATCAAGCATGGTTATCCCTTTCGGTGGTCGTTGTCATTTCTGTAAAATTCGTCGAAGTCCAGCCGGTAAGGCGGCTCTGGGTCTTTCTGCCGCATCCGCTCCATGGCGATCCCGAAGAGGATAGCGATGGCTGCTGCGATGCACACGGCGAGCAGGACAATCCACCACAGTTCATGCATCTGCGCGAAAAAGTCATTGGTGAAGTTCATGGTGTTTTCCGAAGTAGTGATCTGCTAGCGCCTGCTCTTTGGTCTCCCATCGCCGCACCGCGATTAGCCGATAGTGGGTAACGACGAACTCGCCGGAGAACACGATCCCAAGATCTTCCTCTGTCCATAGTCTGTTTTTCGGGGGGCGGTATTCGATGCTGCGGTAATAGCGAAAGCCTGTTCGCTCGGAGTACCCGAAGTGCGGAATCAACCCCCAGAATGCGTGAGAGCGACGAATCCACGAGTAGGGGTGGCCCCCCGCTGCCAGCCACAACCACATGGCGACGATCCAACAATTCATGCGTGCGCGTATCGGCATTCATTTTTACACCTTGGTGGCTGCTGAGCGGAAGCGGTCGATGGCTTCGACCAGCAGTACGCGGCCATGAGCAAGCTCGTACATTGGGCGTTTAATGATCCGGACAGTTACCTCAAGCTCGTCAACGTCCTCCGGTATCCGCCTCACATACTCCCGCTCATTCTCAAGCAGCGTACTCACCTCTTGCAGGACCGTGTCGAGCAACGTGGTTACGCGAAAGAGATCTACTCGCCCGGTGTCATTCATTGCCGCTAGGGATTGATGTCAGCACGGCTGACGATTACATTGCGCCCGGACTGATAGACGCGCACGCCGTCGAGTTCACAGACAAGCCAGCAGACTTCCTGCGCGCCTTCCGTGCCGACGCCTTTGATGGCGCGGCGTTTGAACATCCTGCCACCGACAAGCGACACTGTTATATCGCCATCTGTGCCGACGTGATTTCCTTCCGCGTCGGTGGTGATTTCATGGACTTTATTCATGCCAATGTCATATTTCATCCCAAGAAAGCGTCAACGTTTCGCTTGGCGTGATTCCACCAGATGCGGTCGTCCCTACCGTCAGCATCATGACGCAGTGATCAGCCTTCTCGCCAGTGCTGGTGTAGGGGCCGGCACCTAGGGTAAGCGGGGATCCGCTGGTGTACGTGAATGCGTCGGCATAGCCCGCCGTCGCGGTGGCTTCTGCCGGCGTGGCATAGGCGGTGACTGCTTTGGCATAGAGTGTAACGCCAGTTCCAAGCCCATTCGCGCCGTCCATATAGACCTTGACGTTGGTGATCTCTGTGTAGGTGCCGCCAGACACGTTCATTCGCAGCCACTTCTCGAACGAGTAGTCGACGCCGGCGCCTGGTTTCACCATCGGGTTGCTGGTGTCGACGGTGCTGTTGTCGGCATTCTTGAATCTGATATTCCCGCTCGTCTTGTCCGTCTGTGTTCCACCGGCTCCGTTTTTTTCGACTAGCTGTACTGTTGCGGCCATTGGGTTTCCTTTTTAGGCGTCTTCTTCGATCTGGGTGGCGTGGGCAATGTTTCCTGCCTTGTCGCGAATGATGGTTGTTTCCGTCTTGCGTGCCGGGAGCGTCAATTCGACAGATGCCGGCATCACGGTATTTTCGACGGTGATATTCGGCTGTGCGACATTGACGACCGGAGCAGGATTGGCCGGGGCGTGGTTATCGACTCGTACCGCAGGCGCGGCGACATTGACAACCGGGGCGGGCTGCTCCGGGATGATGTTGTCGACGCGAACATCTGCCGGTGCGACATTGACAATCGGGGCCGCCACATTGATGACGTGGGAGGGTTGCTCACGCACCGCCGCAGCAATTGCCGATACGCCCGCCTCAAGCCGCGCCGAGTTCTGCTCTTGATGGCGTTGCATGATTTCGGCGATTTCACGCTGGTGTTCAATCTCGGCAAGCGCTTTGCCGTTGGCCTGCGTGTCGGCGCTGGCGTCGGCAGTATCAACGGGTGAGACTGGCGGCACGGCGATGACGTCGACTGTTATCCCGAGCGTTTCAAGATGTTTCCGCTCGTCGGCAATCTCGGCGAAGATTTTGTCAGGATCTTCGCCCCTAGCGCGGATGGTTTCGGAAATGCTGGTGATGCCAGCAGAAATTTCCGCACGCGCCGCGTTGACGTCTTTGAGCGGGTCAACCCACTGCCGACGCGGGGGAGTCCACTTGGCCATGGCCGGCGCAGGGGTGCGGATAGCCTTGACGGCGAATGCAGTCTCTGCCCAGCGTTTCCAGATCGGCGCCAACATCATCGGGACCAGCACATGCCACTGGAGCATGTCGACCGTCTTGTAAAATTCAACGAGGCCGGCGCGAATTGAGGAGTAATTCACGTCCGACAGATCGCCAGTCATTTGCTCGTAAGTGATCCCGATGCCCGAAGCAATCGCCCGTAGCTGCGTCTTGGTATATGCGCCGTAATCGCCGCCATTGGCCGGCGCACCGAAGCGGATATCCTGCCCTGGCTTGAGATACTGGATTAGCCCAGCCCCAAGCGTTTCGATCCTGTTCCCGTTGATATCAGTTGTGCCTTCGGAGAGGCTGACGCCATTGTCTTCGGTGGTGACAATCGCCGAGAAACAAGACTCGATTCCCTTGCGTACCAGCTCGGCCTCTTCGTAGTCGTCAAGGTCCCGCATCTTGAGCAGGATGCTGGACATTCGCGGCACGCCGCGAGACTGTCCGGGGCGCAACCGCTCGAAGATATGCAATACCTGATCGGCCGGGATCCGTTTCGATTCCAGCGGCTTCGATCTGTTCGCCACGTCGCCAGGGTGCTGGTTGTGGAGGTGATAGGCAACGCGCTGGCCGATGGCGTTGTATTCAATCCCAGATATCAACCAGCCGCCGCCGTTGACGGCTCCCGTCTTGGTGGCGTCGAGATAGTCCGGCTCAAGCACCTGCAATTGCAGCGGGACAAGTAGCCCATCTTCTGGCCGGCGTTCCCGGTAGCGAATCAGGCATTCGCCAGACTCGAAAACGCAGCGCATAACGAGGGCCTGTAGGCCGTAGAAGTCCAGCATGCCATCGGCGTCGCATTCTGTGGTCCACTGCTCGAATGCTTCCTTCGCGCTGCCAGCCTTGACGGTGATTCCCGTGCCAACCACATTCGCGACGTACACATCACGGGCGCGGCTGGCGTATGGGTTGTCCCGGCACAGTGAGCGGGTGCGATCCCGCAGCTTGACAGCGCTGCTAGCGACTTCGGCATCCGCGCTCGTGGCTCCGGTGATCCAGCCTCCGGTGCGTCGGCCAGTCTTCGCGCCTTCGTAGGCTCGAAGATTCAGCGAGTCCGCAGCACGGGCGCCGGCGCGCTGTATCGCAGCACGGGCAACCTGGCGTTTCAACCCGGCTTCCGGGCTGAACAGGGTGATCAGTTTGTCGAGTGCGTTCAATTCCGCACCCGCTGAACATAGCTCTGTGTGACCGGCGTCGCGATCGTCGCAGCGGCAATCAAGCCGGCTTCTATTTCGCGCTTGGCCTTTAGCAAATCGCTGATAGAGCGATAGGTGACGCGCCGGTTATCTATTTCGACGGTTAATTCACCCGTCGCGATTGCAGCCTCAATCGCCGCGAGCTGTGTCGTGGTATATGCCATTGTTTCCCGTTATTCCGATGCGCCAGGTACTGCCCGTCGTGATTGTGGCCAATGTGGCGATTGCAAATACACGAAGAATTGCAACTATCGACCTTTACGGATTCGCCAGACAGTCGTTTTGTTGACGCTGAAACGCTTGGCGATTTCCTCGTATGTTCCAACGGCCTCCCGGATTTCTTTTCGCAACATCGGCGAGCGCACGGCAATGTACACTGGCATGCCACCCCAATTCAGGCGCAGTGATCTGTCGATATCGGCGCGCTTGGGCTTGGGGATTGTCACGTGTTCCGAAACAGTGTCGATAACGGACACGATAAAGTCATCTTCTTGCACGGGCGCGAATCCTTTCATTGAGTTCTGCCGCACGGGACGCGAGCAGGTTTGTCGGTACGGATGGCGAATTCTTGCCGCTCGCGGATTCTGAAACAGTTGCAGCAGCCCGCAATTCGAGGTTGATTCCTGACAGGCGTAGGGCTGCCAGAGCGTATTTCCAACAGTCCAAGGCTTCGTTGCGTGGGCGCGTCTGCACCCACTCGGCGTAGGGGCGGGTGCCACGCATCTTCGTCACCAGCTTTTCTGCGGTGAGCTGTGCGAAGTATTCGTCATCAAAGCTGGCATCGCTCGGGAAGTGTATATACGCCGGTCCGGGCGTGATGATCTTCAGGCGGCTGTAGATCAGCGCCTTTGCCTGATCGTCGCCGATTAGATGCACCGTCAATCCCCGCTTGATCTGTCCGCGCAGGCGCTGGCGACGGGCTTTCTCATTTTCAACAATCGGCACGTTCGGCCCGGCCCGACCCTTGACTGCTACGGCCCATCGGCGCGGCTCGCAGAAGGCGTAAACCATGCTGGTGTTGTAGCCGCTGTCTATTGCGACAACTTCCGGCGCCCAGAACCGCAATTCTCCGTCGAGTTGCATCCACACGTCAGGCTGTGCCGTGTCGCCGGGAATGATGATGTGATCCATGGTCCACGCCTCTTCGCCGTCTCCCCAATCGACCACGGTGACCTCAATCCGGTCCTTCTGTACGTCGACGCCTGCGGTGCGGGCAAGCGCTTTTGGCTTTTCGTCGTATTCTTCGAGCCTGGTTATCAGGCCGGTAGCGTCTATCTGATCGCCACGTTCTTCCCAGACTTCGCCAAGGTGGGTATTGACGAATGTCCGCAGCGTTGATGTTGATTTGACTGCGGTCAGCCACTCCTTGACGAGATCGGACCATGACGGACCCAGGCCGATAGGGGCATAGAGGGCGCTGATATGGTAGCCGCGGGCGCTGCGCTCCGGGTTTCCGGATATCCAACGGCCCGCTGAAAGCATCGCCGGCTTGTTGTGTTCGTAGATTTCGCCATTGCAGGCGATGCACACATAATAGGCTTCGAGGTTTTCGCCTTCACCGCGCCATTTGATGCCGTGAGCTGCGTCGCTGCCGCCCCATTCAAGTGCCTGTGTTTCTCCGCATCGCGGGCACGGAACGAAATAGCGCCGCTGGTCCGACTCCAGATAGCCGCGCTCGATCAGGCTTTCGTCTTTCACGGTCGGAGTGCTGATATAGAGCCGCTTCGGTCGGGCGAATGACTTGGTGCGGCCTTTCGCAAGTGATACCGGGTCGCCTTCCTCGCCAACCTCTCCGGGAAAGCGGTCAAGGTCGTCCATGATGAGGTAGCGGACGGAGCGCTGTGCGTAGCTGTTGGGCGAGTTGCCTCCGGACAAAAACAAGACGCCGCCTGGGAAGTCGATCATGTCTTTGGAGTTAGCAGAATCACGCGAACGCTGGCCGCCAAGCAAGTCACGGATAACCGGCGTCTCCAGCAGCAGCGGGTTCAGCTTCTGAGCTTTCCATGCGTCGCGGGCGTCAAGTGTCGGCATGAGTACCATCACCGGAGCGGGTGCGTGGTCGAAGGTGTAGCCAAGGAAGTTGACGGTGGCCTCGGTGACGCCGACCTGCGAGGACTTCATCACCCAGATATCGGTTACGCGGCTGGAAGC